GTTTTGCTGAAGACGAGCTTGAAATTGAAGTCAAAGACCGCACACTCTTTGTTCGAGGAGAACATAAAAATAGAGGTCGATCGTATATTCACAAAGGCATTAGTGCCAAGAAGTTCAATCGTTCCTTTAGAATATCTGAGTATGTCGAAGTTCACGGAGCCGATCTGAAGGATGGAATCCTTGCTGTTCAGCTGAAGGTAGTAATCCCAGAAGAGAAGCGTCCCCGCAAGATCGAAATCGGATCTACTGGGGCATCAAAGAAAGAAACGTTTATTCAAGACTAAACGTTTTGACAGCGAAAACCTAGTAGATTGTTGAAACACAATTTACTGGAGTTAATCATGAAAAAGAAACATGATAATATCAGGTCTGGATTCGAAGCAATTATAATTTTAAGTGCAGCTTTATTGATTGCACCTGCTACTATTGTTATTGCTGCGTTTCCATCTGCTATAATTTAGAGATTGGGGAGGGTGAGATTCCCTCCCAACTTTATTAAAATATCCCTTGACTTTTACCATTAAATGCGGTATAATATACTATATGATGAATAATACTTTCTACACCTCAGTTAGCAGATTCTCTAACGACATACTTGTCCGTGGATATCGTGATGGGAATAAATATTCCGAACGTGTCCGTTTCTCACCAACCCTATATGTCCCAGCTGAAGGCGGTGATTGGAAATCCTTAACAGGTGCACCACTCAAGCCAATAGACTTCGATACAATGCGTGAAGCAAGGGAGTTTATCCAGCAATATGGGGATACCTCTAACTTCAAGATTCACGGCAATACAAATTACATTGCTCAGTATGTTCAGGAAAAGTATCCAGGAACTATTGAGTTCAATCGTGACATTATCAATGTCACTACCATCGATATTGAGGTCGCTTCCGACGAGGGATTCCCTGAACCTCAATATGCAGATCACCCAGTAATCACAATTACTCTTAAGAATAATATCGATAACATATATTATGTTTGGGGTCTGGGCGACTACGATACCTCTAAGTCCATTATGCAGGACAATCAAGTTATCTACAAGAAGTGCGAGTCCGAAGCCAGATTACTTATGGAGTTTGTTACCCATTGGTCTAATGCTCGGTTCATGCCAGATGTAATTACTGGTTGGAACTCAACTCTGTTTGATATGACCTATATGATCAACCGAATAACTAAAGTGATTGGTCAGGATATGGCTAAGAAACTATCACCTTGGGGTAAAATCGACGAGCGCAAGGTTACTATCAAAGGTAAGACCGAGCAGAAGTTTGAGATCAAAGGTGTTGAGCAGATAGATTATTTGGATCTCTATAGGAAGTTTACCTATACTGCCGAAGAGTCATACAAACTTGACCATATTGCCCATGTTGTTTTGGGGGAGAACAAGTTATCCTATGAGGAGTATGGTAATCTCTTTACTCTGTACAAACACGATCACCAGAAGTTCGTTGACTATAATATCAAAGACGTAGAACTAGTTGACCGACTAGAAGATAAGATGGGTCTCATCACCTTGTGTATGACTCTGGCGTACAAAGCTGGGGTAAACTACAGCGATGCGTTTGGTACTACTGGTATTTGGGATACGTTCCTCTATCGAGAACTATACGAAAAGAAAACAGCAGTACCGCCCAAACAAGAAAAGATGAAGACTGACTTTCCTGGAGGTTTTGTTAAAAGTCCTATGGTTGGTCGCCATGCTTGGGTCGTTTCCTTTGACTTAAACTCTCTATACCCTCACCTGATTATGCAGTACAATATGTCTCCCGAGACTATCGTAAATGATGCGACTATGGGGGTGAACGTTGATGCTTGTTTGTCGGGTCGTAAACCTCAAAGTGCACGCCCCGACTGTACCATGGCAGCAAATGGTTCGCATTATCGTAAGGATATTTGTGGAGTTATTCCTGAGGTTGTTGGTAGTCTATATGCTGGCAGGAAACAAGTAAAGCGTCAGATGCTAGATGCCACGCAGGAACTAGAGGGCGTTGATAAAACTAAAAAGACCGAAGTATATCAACTAGAGAAAAAGATATCCACTCTCGATAATGAACAGATGGCTATCAAGATTATGATGAATTCTCTCTATGGTGCTATTGGTAATCGCTGGTTCCGTTACTTTGACCTGCGTATTGCTGAGGGTATTACGCTATCAGGTCAGTTATCGATCAGGTGGGCAGAGCAGGCAGTTAATCGATTCATGTCCAAGATTATCGGAGAAGATAAAGATTATGTTATCGCCATCGATACTGATTCGTTGTATATTAACTTTGAACCTCTCGTCGATAAATACTTCAAAGACTTACCCAAAGCTGAAACTGTAAAGATGCTTGATAAGGTCTGTTCTGAACAGTTCGAGCCTATGCTAGAAAATTCTTATGGCGACCTAGCTGAGTATATGGATGCTTATGAGAACAAGATGGTCATGGCTCGTGAAGCTATTGCTGATGCTGGTATCTGGACTGCTAAGAAACGTTACATACTAAACGTACATAATAACGAGGGTGTTCAATACGCAGAACCTAAACTCAAGATTATGGGTATCGAAGCAGTTAAATCCTCTACTCCCGCATCTTGTCGTAAAGCACTCAAAGAGTTGTTCAAGGTTATCATAACTCAGGATGAAGCTACAACCCAAATGGCAATCAAGCAGTTCAAGGATTACTTTATCACTCTACCGCCAGAGGATGTAGCATTCCCTCGTGGAGTTTCTAATGTAACTAATTGGGTAGACCGCCAACTCATCTATAGGAAGGGTACACCTATTCATGTTCGTGGGTCATTACTCTACAATAATCAAATTGAGACTAATGGCTTGGGTCGTAAGTATCAAACAATCAAAGATGGCGAAAAGATAAAGTTTGCCTATCTTAAAGTACCAAACCCTATTAAAGAAAATGTAATCGCATTCCCAGACTTCTTACCCGAAGATTTAAAGCTGCATAAATACGTTGACTATGACCTCCAGTTCGACAAAGCATTCTTGGAAGTTGTTAGACCAATACTTGCCGCAATCGGCTGGAACGAAGAAGAGAAAATATCACTAGAGGACTTTTTTCAATGACACACTATTACCAAACAAACTTTAACAAAGTAAATGTCTTTATGGATGCCTTTGGGCAGGAAGTAAAGCGATCGCCTGAGTTCCCAGATTTAGATACTGTTGCTCTACGATACGAACTTATCAAAGAAGAACTACAAGAACTATTTGTAGCAATGGCAGAAAAGGATATGGTTGAGGTTGCTGACGCACTAACTGATATTCTATATGTTACCTATGGCGCAGGACACGCATTTGGTATTGACCTTGACGCTTGTTTCCGTGAGGTACAAAGATCTAATATGAGTAAGTTGGGCGAGGATGGTAAACCCATCTATCGTGAAGATGGTAAGATTCTAAAGGGTCCAGATTATTCTGAACCTGATTTGAAAAAAGTGCTTGACATTTAGTATGAAGTATAGTATAATATGCGTTGTATTAGGAGAATATTATGGAAATAATTGATATAAATGGTCGCAAGTGGCAGAAGTTCAAAGGCGATGAGGGGCAAGACGTATATGTTGCTCTTTTTGTCGAGAACCAAGACGACTTGCTCGGTAAATTTGCTACGGAAGAAAGCTACGATATCGTAATTGATAGTGATGCCGACGTATACTTACCAGCGGAATCTAATGTAGATGGTGAGGTTGGCGAACTTAATGAAGATAGAATAGCATTCAAGTTCCGTAAAAACACATTCACATCAGACGAGCAATCAGGTGCGTTTGATGGTTTGTTCGATGCTGCGGTTGAATCTCATAATCGTGGTTTGGCAGCAGGTGAGCGAGTAGAGAAAAGTGGTGGGCGTGATTGGGTAACTCCCTATCAGGTAGAAGTCCTCAAGTATTACATGGATGGTCAACCGCTATCTCTTGATGGCTCCGATCCTCTTGAAGCTATCAAAGAAAAGTATCTTGGTAGCGGTAATAACGAAGCACGTGGTTCTGTTTGGTTACGATCTAAAGTTGAGAATGATTATGGCGATTACCGCACATTCTTTAACACTGTAATGGAAGAACTAAGAGATGCTGACTTGCGTGAAGCATCAGTTACGGCTAAGAAAATATATGATAGCTACATCTCTCAAACTTCTTACGCAGCAGCATTGTGGTCTGGTATTGCTGGCTTCTATGGTAGGTATCCTCGTATTCCGTTTGGTAGACCGACTTCGTTCACTGAGCATAATCGCACAACCTTTGAGAA